TTATATACGCAGATAATGGTTCTTCGGAGCCATTTTTTGTGACTGCAGAGTGATAAATACTTGCATAACAAGAAGGAGATATACAAATGGCGGTTTCATCATTAACAAAAATGACTGTACCTTTAGCGAGCGACCAGAGTGCATCAACACAAGGCTTATTGATGCCAAAACTCAAGTACCGCTTTAGAGCAGTATTTGAAAACTTAGGTGTTTCAACACCAAGAACAGAATTAACAAAACAAGTAATGGACTTTACTAGACCATCAGTTTCGTTTGAAGATATTACAATTGATCTTTATAACTCAAAAATGAGAATGGCAGGTAAACATACATGGGACGACGTAACAGTAAACTTCCGTGATGATGCAGGCGGTAACGTTGCAAAATTAATGGGCGAACAGTTACAGAAACAATTTGACTTTATGGAACAATCATCTGCTTCAGCAGGTATTGACTATAAATTTATTACACGTTGCGAAGTATTAGACGGTGGTAACGGTGCTAATGAGCCAGTTGTTTTAGAAACATGGGAACTATATGGTTGTTACTTAACTTCAGTTAACTATAACGACTTAACATACACAGATTCAGCTCCAGCAACTGTAACAGCATCAATTAGATTTGATAATGCTATACAAACACCAATTGGTGAAGGTGTAGGCACAGAAGTTGGTAGAGCACTAGGCACAGTAGTAACAGGTTAATAGACTATGGCAGGCTTCTTCGACAATGTTTTGAAGGGGTTCTTGGGTGGTGATTATCTAAAAGACTACAGGCATGCCAGCAAAACTTTTACATCTGCTGGATATGCCCTTGCACCTAGGTTAAAATACCTTTTCCATGTGTATTTCAATGTTAATACAACTGAGATACCTGGTCTAACGAAACTCTTCGGTGCAAGAGATAGTTCGCGTGTCAGTGTGTTGACTAAATCTATTCAACTACCAAACTATACGTTTGATATTGAAACGATGAATCAATACAATAGAAAGCGTAACATCCAAACTAAAATTAACTACGAACCAGTACAAGTTGACTTCCATGATGATTCAAGCGATATTGTAAGATCATTATGGTTTGCATACTACAACTATTTTTATAAAGATCCCGCTCAAGCCTACGGTGGTAATCAATCAACACAAACTAATCCATTAGCAGGCTCAGGCATTGGCGATTTAGTCAATGGCATACTGCCAATAAGTACTGACGATATATTTGGTGGTATTCAAGGACCAGCAAGTCGCGGCAACCAAGCAGATCAAAATGCTAGAGATATATATGCTCCAGATAAAATAGGTAACGATTGGGGATATATAGGCGAGGGTGCTGGCGGAGCAATTGACAAGCCTCAATTCTTTAGAGACATTACAATATATGGATTTAATCAACATAGCTTTGTTTCTTACACATTAGTTAACCCAATTATTACAGACTTTAGACACGACACTTATGATTATTCAGCAGGTGGCGATTCAATGTCAAACTCAATGACTATCAAATTTGAGTCAGTAAAATATGGTAGTGGTGCTATTGGAAAAAGTCAAGTACCAGGATTCAATAGTTCAGAACACTATGACACAGTACCAAGTTCACTAAGCCGTCCAGGGACCACTAACTCCTTCTTTGGTCAGGGCGGAATATTAGACGCTGGTGTAGGTGCATTTGAAGATTTATCACAAGGCAATTTGTTGGGTGCAGTAATCAAAGGTGGGTCTGCTGTTTATAATTACAGTAAGATAGATAATCCAAATGATACATTTAAAGAAGAAATTAATGCTGAAACCTCAAAAGAAATTAGAAAAGTAACAGGAAATCCAGCAACATCAGCAACAGTATTTCCTAGTCCTAGTATTAAAAAAGCTAAAACAAGAGCTCAAGTAATTGAAGAAAAAGCAGGGTCACTGGCTCCAGCAACAGACGATGGGCCTAGATTACGAACAACAGCAAAAGATACAACAGTAGACGAGTAAAGGTTAAATATAGATATGAGTACAGTTAATGTTAAAAAATCAGACACTGATGCATCTATAATAATCTTTGACAGCTTCTATAAAAGAGAAATTAAAGTAGATATCAACGAGTATGACCTAATTAGATCATATTTTTTAGATTTATATCAAAATCCAAATATTGCAGATGACTTTACAGGAGTAGTATTTCAAATTGCTACAGGGTATGAAAAGTCTGCATTAGACATACTTGAGGAAATGAAAGGTCAAGATGGTGTTTCTGTAAATGCTACTATTGCTTACTATCTTAATGGTTTAAGATCAAAAGCAACATTGTTAGGCGTTACAAATGTACAACAACCAAATATCTATGCCGCAAGAAACGTGCAGGTGTAGCTAATGGCTAGATTTCACAAAGGTAAGTTCACTGTAAAAAATCCAGATAAATTTGTAGGAAGTAAAGCACCAACCTATCGATCTAGTTGGGAAAGTGCATTTATGCAATTTTGTGACTCACATCCTAGTGTAGTCAAGTGGGCAAGTGAATGTGTTAAGATCCCTTACAGACACCCGTTCACAGGTAAAAATACAAATTACATTCCTGACTTTTTAGTCCAGTACCAAGACAAAACAGGTAAATTAATAACAGAGCTGGTAGAAATTAAACCTAAAAATCAAAGTATAATTGAAAGTAAGAATCAAAATCGTAGGTTAGCAGAAACAGTAGCAATTAATCATGCTAAATGGGAACAAGCAATGCGATGGTGTAAACAAAACGGACTACGGTTTAGAGTAGTTACAGAAGAAGATATATTTAGAAGTGGGGCAAGATAATGACGAAGAAACTAGAAGAAATATTTAACTTAGATCCTAAAGACAAAGAAGAAGTTGATGTTACAGAACCTTTGCCTCAAGAAACAAAAGCTAAGCCACAGTTACCACAAGAAACATTAACTAACATAGAAAAAATTGAAGATGCACTTCCAAGTGTTAGAGGACTAGAAGCTGGTGACAATGAAATGGATGACCTAGCAGATATGGCTAAAAATTCATATAAAGACTTAATGGACTTAGGTATGAATGTAGACTCACGCTTTTCATCAGAGATATTTGGTGTTGCTAGTGGACTACTAGGACACGCTATTACAGCAAAAACTGCTAAAATAAACAAAAAGTTACGTATGGTTGATCTACAACTTAAGAAAGCACAACTAGATCAAAAAGAAAGACAACTGCAAGATAAAAGAAATGAAACAGATGATGTTGAACAAGGAGAAGGAATGGTCCTTGATCGAAATGAACTACTAAAAGAATTACTAAAAAAAGATACACCAAAAGATGAGTAGTAGCATAAATACTACCATAGGGGAATAAAAAAATATGAAAACATTTACACAATATTTAACAGAGTCAGCTCAAACTTACTCTTACAAAATTAAAGTAGCAGGAGGCTGTGATGCTGACTGTATTAAAGAACTTGAAGAAAAACTAGGGCGTTATGACATTATTAAAATGACTGAGCCTAAAACAACTCCAGTTATGGAAGATCCATTAGATTTTCCAGGTGTTAAAAACATGGAAGTTTGTATGTTTGAAGTTGAATTAAATTATCCAGCAAGTCAGCAAGAACTATTTCAAATGATTGAAGCATGCACACGTAAGCCACAATCACAAATTAAAATTGTTACTTCGGCATTTGCAGATGGATGGGAAAACAATGAAGGTGCAGAAGCTGAAGAAGCTCCTTTACTAGAAAAAGATTACCCAGAAGAAACTAAAGAACAAAAAGAATTAAAAGAAAAACATGCTAAACCAGAGGATCATATTGAAAATCCAGGTGATGCTAAATTTGAAGTAGCAGGAGGCGAAACCCCTAAAGCTGAATCTACTAACGACTTACCGATGGGCGATAAGAGTCCAGTGGGTAGTACTGAAAACAAAAAGCCAGAGCCTAAAAGCTCAGCTAGATAATAGGACTAAACATTATGGACATGCAAAACGTATTAGATAAATTAAAGCAGATTGAAACTCCGACTGAAGATCAAACAGCGGCTATTAAATCAGCAGAAGCAATGACTACTGCACCAGCAGAAGCAGTTGCTGAACAAACTCCAGCAGTAACAGCAGAAAGTACATACACAGAATATGCTCCAACATCAACTCCACAAGACATTGCTAAACTAGCAGGTGTTGACACAATAGCAGTAGTTGGTGATACTTTAACAACAAACGAGTCAGTAGAAACAAAAGAAGAAGTTATTACTGAGTCAGTC